ACATCCTGCTGCCAGTCAGGATCAGGCTTACCGTCCTTCATAGGCATTGGTGGGCGTCCAAAGAAGTTCCACTGGCACCGTCCCATACCAGCCTTCTGGTTAACCATATGAGGCACGCCAGCGAACTGCTTTACATCCTGCTCATGGTGTATACCTCCAGCCCAACCAAACCTGCACATATTGTTTTTTGGGATCATACGAGTGTCATTCCAGCAAGGAAGATCGTAATCTATAGCGTTCTTTACAATTGCAAGTACGGCTCCCTCTGCACAAAAAGGATACACTCTGTCTGCAAACTTCTTCTGGGTAACAGTTACGAGGTCGGAGTTGTGGTATATGAACTTAGTTATATCACTAAGACCTCTTTCTTTGTACACCTTCTCAAGTCTATGTCCATCATAAACCTCTGTAAGCAAATCATCTGTATCGTAGTGTACTATCTTTCCAAACTCTTTGGCCTTACCTATAATGCGTGCTGTGTACGGCCCTCCGAAGTTACTGAGGTTCTGAGTGAACACGATGTCAGCCCATTTCATATCCTCAAACTCCCAGTCAGGAATCCATTTACCTTTATCAGGTCCTTCTTCCTCGTTAGTACCTAGAGGATTTTTATTGAATCTAACCTCTACTTCATCAGGGTAAAGTTGTTGAAGTTTTTGGAAGGGACTCCACGCTCTATAGTATGCACATCCTCCATCATTGGCAGGAACAACAAGTATCTTTATTTTGCTCATAATAAGAAGAGAGGTGGCTATTAACCACCTCTCTATAATAGTGCCTAGTTTAGTTTTTTAAAGCGCCCGTCTAACGCTTTTTTCGAGTTTCTAGTTCTGTCTAATCTTCGCTACCCGACAGGATCCACTAGAACACTCTAGTAGGATCACCTCCTTCGTCGGGGATATAGGGTACTACCCGTTAAGCACTAAATTAAATCAGAAAGTTTCAGAAACATCGTCGTACTCGTACTCATACTCATCGTCCGAAGCAGCTTTTGATGCGTCAGAAGAGTGTGAGATTCCGAGTGCTGATGCAACAGACTTTATTGTGCCTGCTACATCGACTGTAGGATCGCCCTTGTGAGGTACGAGAGCCTTAATAGCCTTAGCATAGTGTTTGCGCTTGCGTTGTGAGAAAAGCGTAACAACGCCCTCCCACGCAGCTAGGGCAGGGAAGAAGATGCTTGCGATACCAAACCCAGCGTCGATCATAGCACCAACATCCTCACCACTTGGAGCGGCAGGGACATAAGCAGCATTCTCTTTGAGTTGCTCCTTATCTGCCATTACGACAGTAGTGCCCTCAGGGATTTGAGCTTTTAGATCCTCAGGAAGTTGAGCCCAAGGAATTACGGCCCCCTGTTGGCCTTCGGCAAGCTGGTCCGATGTAGTAAACACCGTACCTTCACCTAGGAATTCCTCAAGAGCAGCGCAGGATGCGATTCCTAACGCTAGAACTGAGGCTGCGATTACATTTACTAGTTTCATGATAGTAGTCTCCGATTAAAATCGTCGTCAGATCCGCTCTGTGATTCTTGGTTAGGAACGGACCTCTCTCGTACTACACCTAGCTCAGGGCGTAGGTTTTGTACGGCCTCCTTAAGAGTGTCATACTCCTCCACCTTTACAAGTTCGTAAATATCGTGAAGAGAGTTCATTACCTCGTCAACTATCTTGGCACTTCCAAGCTCAGATCCGCGAGGTCGGAACATAGAGCGGTCATACTTAGGCCAAGGGCCTTCCTTAAACATTGAGATCTTGAAGTCGTGTCCGATAGTCTGGTCAAGAATACCGTTCTCTGCCTTCTCGAAAAGCTCTGCGTAGTCAGGATCGAGCATAGTCTCCATGATCTTCTGGAAGAGGATCACACCAATGCTGAGGATCTTGACCTCCTCCTTGTCTCGATCAAAGACATTCAGGTAGTAGCGAGCGCGAGGCTTGATCTGGCGAGCAAGGTCCTCGTCCTCCTTAGAACCAGTCTTCCACAGGGCGTAGTAAAGATCACAGAGAGGGCATTTCTCTCCATGCACCTTGCGGCAGTGATAGTTCTGAATCTGTCCGTCAGGACCAGGGACACGGTGAATTTTAGTCTCTGCGTAGAAAGGCTTATCAGATCCTTCCTTGGCAGGGAGGATACGAACATAGTGGTCGCCCTCCTTTACTTGGTAGAACTTCTCAAGGAAGTCTCCGCTTGCTGCTGCTTTAGGGTTAGTAAGTTGTTGGTGCTTCTCACGAAGCGCATTCAAGTCGATTGCCATAGTTTTCTCCAGTTAGTGTTATAGTAGTTTAGTCTCAGCCTTTTGAAAGTTGAATCTCAGCACGGCTGTTAGCTGAGATTTGTACTAGCATGTCCTTCTTAGCTTGCATAGAAGTTACAAGTGATTTAAGCAGACCTAGCTTTCCCTTTTGAACTTCTAGGTCTTCCTTAATCATATATAGTTCGTTTGAGGTATTTACTCTCGTAATAACAGCATCTACTGTAGGACGCACACCAGCGGACTTTAGCTCATCTGCGGCGTCTCGCTTAAGCTCTGATACAAACTTCTCCAGTTTAGCCTCAGACTTAGCCACATCCTGTCTAGCATATTCGTATAGACCTGAGTAGTATGAAAAGATTCTAGGAAATGTTACAAGCTCGTCTTCTACGCTATGACTGTCGATTTTACACAGCCCATCGGAAAGAGTTACATACATATCCCAGTCCATTTGCTCGTATGCTTGAAGTAGATCAGATGCCTTAGCCATATAGTGCTTTCCAGAGTTGAGGGTTAAGTTGTTTGAATAGTAGACTGCCGCGTGTGGCTTGCTCAACTAAAAACTCATTTGTTCTTACGAGTTGAGTGTGAGCATCCTCATCGTCAGCCCGTACACCCATTGTTGAGAAGATTACATGCCACATCTCATGGATCATAGTAGAACGAATCACATCATCGTTATTAATTTCTCGTATTAATATCTCACACGAATCAAAATCGGTTAGACCCATACAGGCTTCCCCACCGTACTCGATATTTTTTTTGAACTTAATTCCAAAGGAAGTCCAACCTGCCTTAAGAACTCCTATCTCTTCAATTTGCTGTCTCAGGGTTTTCTGCATGATCAATCTCCTGCATGACAAGAGTTTGATAACTAATGCTCATAGGAATAATAAACCTTGCCTTACCATTCCTAGCCTTCATAACATAAGCTCGCATCATTCCTTCATCAAACTCCTCTTCATCTTGGTTTATCGAAATAGCTAGATCAACTACCCTGAACTTGCCATAACTGTCACCAAGATGTTCGTCAGTAATCACACGCGCTCCACGGCCCTGTCGGTTCGTCTGAGTAGCAGTCCACACTAGAATGTTCTGCTCTACAGAGAGACCTCGTAGCTCTTCTGCGATACGCTGCTGGGCTTCATACTCACTCATGCCTTCGCGGACAGGGCGTAGAAGCTCCATGTAGTCGATGATAAGCACATCAGGCACAAAGCCCTCGTAGCTCTTAAGCTGGTTAAGGTATGACCTAATTGTATTAATGTTAGCCATTCCCGTAGGAAACTCCTTGATACGAAGGTTAGCCTTTGGGAACCTTTCACGAAGGATTTTGTGTCGTTGCTTTAGCTTAGACCTCTCGGCAGGATCGCTCAGTCTACTCTGAGGGATCAGAGTAGAGATTGAGTCTAGTCGTTGTGCTACACGGTCCTCGCTCATCTCTAGAGAGATGTAGACTACCTTAAGGTTCTCAATCAAGCACTTAACGGCCTGATTGGCTAGATACAGAGACTTTCCAACCCCAGGGGGAGCTACGACCATAGCAAGCTCTTTGCGCCCCAGACCGCCTCCCGTAAGGCCACGATCAAGTGATGGCAGACAGGTCTTAATGTAGTCACCTTCATTGATTGATAGCAGTCTTTCCCAGCGACCATCTACCTCGTTGAAGTAATCCTGTCCAAAGTTCTGGCTACGGGATACCAGAAGAGCGTCCTTAACCTCTTTCTCGATCTCATCAAAGCGACCGTCCTTCATGAGATCCACAGACTTAGTGATAGCCTGCTTCATGGACTCCCTCTTAGCAAACTTCTCTACAAGCTCGACAACATACTCTGGATTAGATACGCATGAAGTGTCTAGGCGATTGATTAACGCAATCTCATCTTCATACTCACTAATACTCTCTCCCTGCTTCTTGCGATCCTTACAGAACTCTGTAAGGAAATCGTCATTAGGAAGTTTGTGATACTTTGTAAAGAATTCGCTTACTGCTTGATAAAGAACCCCATGAATAGGGTAATCAAAATAATCTGATTGTACAAGCGGTGCAATCTCATTAAAGAAGTTAAGATCACTTTTGGCAAGGTAAATAATACCTCGCTGAATATTATCTGAGAAGTTGTATGCCATTAGAGTATGTAGTTATTAGGTGTTCCAGTTATATTAGTTCCTTTTCTTAAGTGACCATCTACCAGATGCTACTTCTTTTTCTATAGTTTTCTTGCTGATGGTAAGTTTTTTGTAAGGAGACTTAGCATTCTCCATTCTTTTCTTAGTTATATCGACAAGCTCTTCTTGGACTCTCTTAGCCTCTTGCTTATCGTGATAGACTAGGTTATGACGCTTTCGCGTATTGGTATAGTAGCCCTCTCCATTGAACATTAAAGGAACATCGCCCCAATGCCTATTAGAAAGTTTATTGCACTCAGGACAGCGAGAACGGGAAGGCGCTTTACTCATAGGCGCTTCCCGTTCCCATATCACTGAGCAATCATGACATATAAATTCGTAGATTGCCATTAGTCTTCCCAGTAAGGATCATTTATATCAGGTAGTTTCTCAAA